GGTTGAGTTCTCCGATACAGGATAATTCTTCCATGATTGCATCACCTGCTGCGCCAGCTGGATCACCTTCTGATTCGCCAATTTTATTGTAAGGAAAATCAACAGGCAAAGAAGGCGGAAAAAGGGCCTGATATGTTTAACCCTGTTATGCGATGGCAAAATTGAATTTACACAAGTTATCGATGGAACCTTAACCGCATGCAGGTTAGCTATCGGTAACCTTTGTAAATTTAACTAAACAAGGAAAGTCGGTATGAAATTTCATGAAGTTTACGATTTATTGAAAGAAGGCAAACATGTAGCTCGCGAATCATGGGCTCCATCTGGTTCTTATTTGTCATGGTTAGTTGGCGGCGAATATCTGTTCTTAGTTACACGCAATGAAAAAACAGATGGTAAAGGTTATGCGTTGACTGTATCTGATATGGACGCTAGTGACTGGAAAGAAATGACATGGGCAGAAATCATGGCATTTGGTAAAGAAGCTGAAGTTGTCGAAGTATTAGACGCAGCGTAGTAACATACAAGTCACGCGGGAATTGCTTAAAGGGACTTTCATATGCAAAAAGACATCAATGACGTTAATAACATGTTATCCGATGACCAATTGCATGAAATGGAAGAACACAGAGTTGAGCAACTGAATGCAGCTGGTATTGATGAACATCAGGTCTTAAAGAGAGCAGAAGAAAACCAGAATAAGTGGTCGAGCTATTTTGGTGAAAACATCACAAGAGGTAAGGATGATGTTAACTTCTGTATTCGTGATCAATGGACAGCTGTAGAGCGTTCTGAGTTCTCCCGATTATTCAAACCCGCGATGACTTTCAATAAACTCTATGACAGCACAAAGAAAGTTGTCAGCGAGCAACGTAAGAACAAACCAGATTTAATCGTACGATCCATTAATGGCAAATGCGGACAAGAACAAATCGATTTAAGAAGCGATTTAGTTCGCACCATAGCTTATCAATCCCAAACAGATTTGGTGTACCAGACAGCGTTTAAATCAGCCCTAATGATGGGTTATGGTGCATTCCAAGTCATGATTGATTACGAAACACCGCGTAGTTTCAATAAGGTTATCAAATACGACATTATCCCTGATCCAACACTATGCGCATGGGATCCAGTAGCTTTAAAGCCTCATAAAGGTGATGGTAATTACTGTTCAAGACGATATGTAATGTCGCGTGATGAGTTCTTTGCAACCTATCCGTATGTGAATAATCCAGTTTCGTTTGTTGATCCAAACATGATTTTGGACACGCAATATCAGACGCACGACACGATTACGATTAACGATGAGTTTGTAAAAGAATGGTATCCACTGACTATTCTCTATTTGTCTAACGGTATGTCAGTAACTGAGGACGAATGGGAAGAAGCGCAACGCACATTCCACGAACAACAAAAGATAGTAGAAGGCTCAATCGTAGCTAGGATTATCGAGAACAACTTTCCAAGTATTCAAGCTAAACGCCAGACTCAAGATTATCGAATTATGCACTATCGGATGATCCGCAATCAGATTATTGATTTCAGTGAATGGCCAAGCAGACAGCTTCCAATCCCATTTGTTGATGGTGATAGTTATTACATTGAAGGCAGACAATACACCAAATCCTTTATCCATGAAGCAAGAGACGCTCAGAAATGCGTGAACTTCTTCAACAGTGAGATTGCAGCGGAAGTTAAGAACAGACGCAGAGAACAATGGTTAGGAACTCCTGACAATATCAAAGGTTATGAACAAAACTGGCGTAATCCAGAGACACAAACAGGTATTTTAATGGCACAACCTGATCCTAAGACGGGTCAAATGCCAATGAAGCAATCGCCTTGGGATTTATCACCAGCACTAATGGCAAATGCACAAAGGGCAACTCAAGACATCAAAGAGATTCTAGGATTTAGTGAAGCAGAAGAATTAAGCGGACGAGACATATCAGGGAAGGCTAGACGTGAAAGAAAACTTGAAGGCGGGATGGCAGCGTATGTGTTCTTCGATAACCTCAATCAAGCAATCGAACAAGGTGGGCGCATTGTTAATGATCTGCTGCCTTATATCGTTGGGCATGATGAGCGTCACATGGTTGTATCAAAGCCTGACGGTAAAACATCCGCAATCATCCTTAATCACAAGCAAAAAGATGGAAACGTTAAGAACGTCCTAGATGAGGGCGAGTTTGACGTAGAAATTGATACAGGTCCGAGCTTTGCAGTTCAAAAAGACATTGCATTGGAGTTCTTCCAACAAACATTGGCTGCACAACCTCAAGCATTCCCATTGGTGGCTGACTTGTGGGCTAAGAACTTGGACGTACAATACATGCCGCAGCTGGTGGAACGATTTAAAACAATGGTTCCCCCTGCGATTATCGCTAAGGAGAACGGGGAGCCACCACCACCCCCTCAGCCAAATCCACAAGAGCAGATGGCTCAAATGGAAATGCAAATGAAGCAGCAAGAGATGCAGAACAAGCAGGCTGAACTTGCAATGAAGCAACAACAGATTCAGCAAGATCAGCAACAGCACGAGATTGATAAGGTTAAGCTGCAGCAAGACGCTTACAAGATGATGCACGATATCCAGATGGATAAAGACAAAAATGATGTTCAGAAAGCCAAGTTGATTGCAGAGTTAACAAAAATCACAGCTGGATCACATGACAAAGAGATGGATCGTCATTTGGATCACCATAAGCATTCAAAAGATCATGATCACAAGATGATTACTTTATTGGCTGATGTAATTGCAAAAGAACAAGCTCAAGCTACACAAAGTGCGCAAAATCAGCAGAATAACAATACGAACACACAAGCGTAGCTTTACATGTAAGCTATGCGGTATATAATGTACGAATACGCGACAACCATGTCACGGGGCTAACGCTAGAGCCTAATTAGCGGGGCACAAGATGCCATAGTGGAGATAGATTTAGATGGAAGCTCAAGAAGTACCAAGTGAAGTTCAGCCAACTTTGGCTGGAGAAGTGATGGATAGTTTGGGTGAACCGCAAGAAGCAGCAGATCAGATTAACGATTCTAATGCGTCAAGTGGTGCAGCAAATCCAGCATTGCACGATAACGACCCTCTTTATGTGCAGAAGCGTTTGAAGCAACAACGTAGACAACACGAAAGAGAAATAAGGGAGTTACAAGCAAAGATGGCTAATATGCAAAACCAAATGGGTCAAAACCAAATGGGTCAAAACCAAAACCAATCTACATTTCCCACACCAATGGATGCAGGATCATTACAAGGTCAATCTGGGTCAGTTGGAGATCAAATTCAGCAAGCCGTGCAAATGGCTCTTAATCATCGTGAGATGCAAGAGCGTAAGCAGAAAGAAGCGGAAAGCGCAGCACATGTTCAAAAGCAATATGGTGAATTACATAGGCATTTGGACAGTATGGGTGACAAGTACGATGACTTTGACGATTTAGTTCGTTCAGATGACGTGCCTATTACTCCCGCAATGCGTGATTATGCTTTGACATTACCTCGCAAGGGTAACGGTTCAGCTGGTGAGGTTCTCTATCACCTGGCCAAGAATAAAGATGAGCTAAATCGTATTTCAAAACTCCACCCCGTAGACCAGGCTTCAGAAATGGCAAGGTTGTCGCAGGCTTTAATTAGCGGTGGTGAGAATAAAGTTTCACAATCCAGACCCACAACAATGGGTCAAATTAAGACTGCACCAGTTACCAACAATCAAGCTGTTACTGATAAAACGCCTGTAGGCAACATCCGTAAAAGAATGATGGCGGGTACCTGGAAATAAAGTAGGGAATTGCTCCCTCACCAGGCCGCATAAATGGAGTGAGCGGCAATGTCCAATCAATTTATTAATACCCAGTTAGTTTCAAATACTGCGTTAGCGATGTTTGCTAATAATGCACCTTTTGTAATGACTGGTTCTCGTATTTATCAAGATGACTTTCAAAGCTCTGGTTATAAAATCGGTGATACTTTGCAGGTTCGTCGTCAAAATAACTTCGTTGTAGGTGATGGTTCAACAGCGGTACCACAAGACATCATCGAAACGGTAGAAAACATCACTGTAGCGCATCAATATCATGCTTTGATTGCATACACTGTACAAGATTTGAGCTTACGTATTGAAGATTTCAGCCGTATGTTCATTCAACCAGCTATCCAAAACATCGTTACGCAAATGG